ATCCTAACGAGAATATCATCAGCGACAATTACTATTCAATGGATTACATTGATGATAACTACTATACCAGAGAAGAGGTTGACGATTTAATCTCTGGCGGTGGCGGTGGCGGTGGACTGATTGAAACCACCTGGGCTGATCTTGTTGAGTTGAGAGATAATGCAGAGCTGGTTAAAGGTGCTTTCTACCGCATTACTGACTATAACTTTGTTACTACCAAGTTGGGAATCCAAAGCGGTAACCACCAGTTTGATATTGTCTTATTGGCTATCAGTGAGAGCATGCTTTCAGAGAGTGGCTATGCAGCTAAACACGCTGGCGATCATTACTTTGAAAGAGAAGTAACTGAGGGTGGTATAGAGTGGCTCTATACTCTGTATGTTGACAATTATGCCGAGAATTATGGTGATGAGCCAATGAATCACCAAGACGATCTACATAGTGCTGACCAGTTTTGTGCCAGTGGTGTTTTGCCTCACCCTAACACCGGTGATAATGTGCCTGTCTTATACAAGACAGATACTAACGAGTATGGCACTGATGACCCTGACTATGGCGATACTTATTTCTATGAGGGAACATACGATCTTGACGGTGATGATTATGATATGTGGGCGAAGTATGAGCATGACCCTGATACGGACGATTGGATGTTTATGCAGCAGTATGCTCTTACACCATTAGTTGTTGAGGACGGTGAGCTGATCGTATCACCAATACCAACCACTAAGACAGTGCCAGTGAATATGAACGCCTGGGAATTAAAGTATTGCCTGGACAATGACAAAGAGTTATTTGATTGGGCGGAAACAGACGGCAAGGGTGTTATTTATTGGCTGAAAGACGAGTTCGGCAACGAAGCACCTTATGATTTCAAGAATGTAATGTTTAGGCGATACCAAGTATCGACAGTAAGCAATACAGTATTGAATAGTTTACGCAATTTGTATCTATACCAAGACGGTTATTATGCCTTAACGAGAAACAATAACTACAAGTATTGGTACACATTTGCAGATCAAGCCGGTACTGGCGACGGCTCATTATTTGGTGAGTGTACATACAACACAATACAGCCTTATATCTATCTTTCCTCAACAGAAAAGAACATAAGGGGTATTAACAATATCGTGCTGCAAAATGCTAACCGTAATAGATTAGGGTATAACTGCTATGACATTACCATTTTAGGTAGTGCTGATAACAACGCACTAGATTTTTCCTATGATATATGTGGAAATAACTTTGCTTTATGCGTGTTCGACAAGCGGTGCAGTTATATGACATTTAACGGTGCATCACAATGCAAGTTTGGCATTGGCTGTGGCTCAATAATGGGACAAGGTACTGATACTTGTAGTTGTGGGTGTACTTGTACTGCAATTAACTTTGGTGTATATAACGCCGGGCAGACATTGGTGGGGTCTTGCCGTAACATTACTTTCGGTCAATGGTGCTTTTCTAATACTATTGACCTAAATAGCAGTAATATCACCACTGGCAAGTATTTCACATACAACAAAATAGGCAAGGGTTGTTTAAACCTTACTTTCACAGATTATTACCGCTATAACACTGTTGAAGATTGTGTAACGAGAGTGGACTTCAATACCACTGGCGGTAGCACTTCAATTTATGTACAGTATGTTAAAGTTTGTGCTGGTGTTACAAACAAGACATTAACGCCTACAAGAAGAACAAGCTATGAGCAGATTTACTATGCAACAGGCAGACAAGAAACAGCGGTTTAAGGTAGGCTCTCAAGCGTTCTTCTCTCAATATAGCAATTTCACTGCTGGCGATATTGATTATGTTGAGTTTGAAGATCAGCCAAAGTTGTACAAAAATGTAATGCAATTCCGCAAAACTGATAAGTCATTATGCCTATTCAAGTGGCGAAAAATGACCGCTGATGAGTTTGTGGAATACACATTACGCAGCAAGCTGCCAATGGAATTAGGCAAGTTCTTAGTGCCAGAGGTGGCTGAGTATCTGGGGTTTACGATTGAGCATCTGAAACGGTTAAAGCCGGTTGCAGAAAGGCTTGATGAGAAACACAGATATGAAAAGATTATCTATGATGCTTACATACAGAATAATGCTTTTACACTTAGTAATGAGCAGAGGTTAGAGGCATACAAAGTGTATGTGGCATATAAGAAGAAAGAGGTGTAAATATGGAAGAATTGATTAAAGATTATGTTGTAGTTGCGATTATGGTTGCGGTTTATCTGCTTTGTGCTATAATTAAACCGTTCTTACAGGGAAATACCAAGTGGTTACCGCTGATTGCTGGTTGCCTGGGTGTTGGATTCAACGCCTGGCTGAATATGGGTTTCAGCTTTGACATTTTCCTGAATGGGCTTGCATCTGGTCTGGCTGCAACAGGCTTAGATCAGTTGTATAAGCAGACTACTAACTATTACGGCAAAGACCAGTAATATAGTGTACCTTTTTCATTTTTGAATCTCCTATTTTTCTAAGCGGTTATCCGCTATTTTTTTTAGGTAAGTAATTTTTCATTATTTTTCACCCTTTCTTAACCCTATTGTAAAAAAATTGCGACAAATTGTCAAATTAGGCTTGACACTTATTGCTACATTTTGTAGAATAGGGTCAGATGAACACGAAAGGGGGTCAACAGATGAGTGAAATCATAAGTAACGATCAGTTATCAACAAACCTTAAAGTTGCCAGGGTGGGTGCTGGATTAAGCCAGGAAACAGTAGCAGAAATGCTTGGGATTTCAAGGCAAACATTCAACAATTACGAAAATAACCCATACGCTTTAAGTTTCAGCTTATTTGTCAAGCTGGCGAGTATCTATCGCATTGATGTTAGAAGTTTTTTTCTGGCATAGGCTGATACAAAATGTAGCAAAGATATGATAACTTATAAGCAACAGTTAGAAGTGATCTCAAAGGCTTATCTCACTGTAAACGATATTCAGAAGTTAGTGCCGGTAGGCAAGAGCAAAGCCAGAGAGATCATGAGAAATGTAAGAGCAGAAATGGTAGAGAATAATGCACCAATCTTTAACTACCATACCCTGATAGCACCTACTGACAGGGTGCTGAAATACCTGGGTCTAAGCAGTGCATTGATAAAGAAAGAGAGTAGTGTTTATGGAAACAATTAAATTGAATGAAAACCAAAAGTATCACATGGAAAGCGTACTGAAAAGTATTTGCTGGGAAATGGCTTGTAAAGAAATGTTTGGCTTTGTGCCTAAAACACCAGATGAAGTGGTGGATGCCTTAAAAGATAAGGGCAGACAGATGTTCTATGAAAAGGTTACTCTGGGTAATCAATATCTAATCCCATACAAGAAGAACATTGAAAGTTATGAAGAGTATGTAGAAATGACAATCCGTTATAAAGCAACAGAGTATTTCACTGATGAAATGCTGGCGGTATTGTTTGAGCCTGAGCTTAAAGCAGATTGGGAAAAGTATTGCAGAAGAGGTGTAAGAAATGACGAAACAGTTACAGATAATCACGATTAAATGTATCGCTATCGCTATTCTGGGTGTTGCCTCAATGGTATGCGGTATTGCCAGTATGCTGGCTCTGTTTGGAAATGACATTTCTCTAGGTTGCATTGCCTTAATCGCTGGGCTTGCAATCGTAGGCGGTATGGCTTTATGGGAAAGAGCGAAAGAATGGTAAAGCTCAGAAAAAGATGTTGCCAGTGTAAAGCACCTATTAATGACGGTGATTTGTACTTTGTCTTTGACGGCTACACATATTGTGATAATTGCGGTCAACGAATTGTAGAAGAGTATTCAGATGAACACTGTCATATTGCCAATTATGAAATGGAAGAGCTGGATTATGAAGAAACCCACCGAGAATAAGCCGGTGCCTCAATTAACTTGCAAGGGTTGCACGAAAAGATACCTTGGCTGTCATAGCCATTGTGAAGAATACCTAGCCTGGCAAGAATACCACCTGGCGGAAAAGGCAAAAGAGAGAGAAGAGAATAATGCTTATCGCAGCTCATACAATTCACCATGGGGCAGAGGCAGTACGGTAGAGAAAATCAACAGAAAGAAGAAAGGGAAATGAGCAACAAAAGTGAGGGTACAAAGTACGAAAGAGAGTTTGCTGAGTTATTAGCAAGTAAGGGTATGTGGGTACACTTGC